GATTAAATAGCATAGAGAATACAATCATTTTGATTGAAGCAGACTTAGAACAGAACACAGAATTTCGTATTAAATGGCCGAGGGGAGAGGCCGGTTCGTTGCCAGCAGATAGTGAGCAATTTATGCTGATTGAACATTTGTCTGAGCAACTTGCTAAATTGCAAGAGCAAATAGATGAAGGTCGTGCGCCACACGATCAGCAACAAAAATTAACACTAGACTTTTACGAAAAACGACTGACAAATATTGAAGAGCAGATAGAAAAAATGAGGAACGGACAACGTGGTAACTGAAACAATTACACTGATACTCTATATGGGCGGTGATATTGCAGAGCATACCGCATTTGAAAAAATATCCAAATGCCTTAAAACCAAGCGCAAAATTGAGCGCAACCTGTACAAGAAATCAACAGCGGTTCGCTACGCTTGTGAAAACAAAACAGTTGTAATTGAAAAAAATGATGATGGCTCAAATTATATCGTGAGGATAGTAGAATGATACAGGCACTGATTGGTCCCATCTCCTCTCTAGCTGGTACTTGGCTAGAGGGTAAAGTTGAAAAGACTAAGGCTGAAGCCGGTGCAAAGGTTGCAAAAGCCAAGGCTGAAGCGGTCATCATGGAGAAGAAGGCCACAGGAGAGATTGACTGGGATCTCAAGATGGCGGATGCTTCGGCACATAGCTGGAAAGACGAGTGGCTTACAATTTTGTTCAGTATCCCGCTTATACTATCATTCTGTGGAGATTGGGGCAGAGAGATAGTTCAGAACGGTTTTGCGGCTCTTGAGGCCATGCCGCAGTATTATCAATACACGCTTGGAGTTATAGTAAGCGCAAGCTTTGGAACACGGGCGGCAACAAAGTTTTTTGGTAAGAAATAATGGACGCAATTACACTTGCGGAATATTTGTTAAAGAACATACGTCAAGACAAAGCTGATTATACACAGCGTCTTGCGGATGGTGCGATAGAGGATCACTCCGACTATCGGTTCATGGTGGGTCAAATACGCGGCTTGACTCAATGTGAGGAACATATAAAGACCGCGATGAAAGGCATAGAGCTAGAAGATGGCTAAAAAACTATTCGTACCAGACAGGTACGCGAATAAACAAAAATCAAAACCCCCAGTTTCAGAAGTACCAAAAGCAATATCAAAGGGTTTTGAGTCTCCAGAAGAAAACAAACAAAATACAGAAGACCCATCTAAGATGGAGGCTTCTGCTATTGATAGGTTGCCTAATCCTGTAGGTTATAGGCTGCTTGTTATTCCCTATTACATGAAACAGAAGACTGCTGGAGGTATTATTATTCCTGAAACTATCCGTGAGCGTGAAAATCATGCAACTGTTGCAGCTTATGTTGTAAAAATGGGGCCAGATGCTTACTGTGATGCCAATAAATTCCCAACAGGAGCTTGGTGTGATGAGAAATCATGGGTATTAATGGGCAGATATGCTGGAAATAGGTTTAAAGTGGACGGTTTAGAAGTTAGGCTTATAAATGACGATAATGTTATAGCCACGATACTTGACCCCGCTGATATTTCTTATGTATAGTCCAGAACAGGAGCATATGATGCAACAGGAAGAATTAGTGAAAAACGAAGCCGAACAAGAAACTGTTTCCTTTGAAATAGAAGATGATCAGCCTCAACAAGTTGAAGTTTCTGAAAAAGTTGAAGCTGCTCAAGAAGAGCCTGAAGAAAAAACCAGTACAATTGTACAGGAAGAAGATTCTTCAGAGCTTGAAAACTACAGTGAAAATGTTCAGAAAAGAATTAATCAGTTAACTGCAAAGCGTAAACAGGCTCTTGAAGAGGCAGAGGCTGCATACACTTACGCACAGCAAGTACAACAACAAAACGAAGAGATGAAACAGCGTATAGCCCAGTTGGATCAGGGTTATATTGCTGAATATGATGGTCGTGTCGAAAGTCAAACTGCTGCGGCAAAAAGAATGCTTCAGGAGGCTTATGATAATGGCGACATGGAAAAAATGGCACAAGCTCAAGAAGTTATTTCTGGCTTGGCTATTGAAAAAGAACGACTTCGTATTCAAAAAAATCGCCAACAAAGACAGGCACAGGCTCCTGCTCAACAACAGGCACCTCAACAAGTAGCTCAGTCACAACAACAGGAACTTGATCCAAAGCTTAAAAGCTGGATGAGTAAAAATTCGTGGTTTGGCACTGATATGTTTATGACTCGTGGAGCCACAGCGCTGCACGAACAATTAGTGGCTCAAGAGGGATTTGATCCTTCGTCTGACGAATATTACGCAGAGATTGACAGGCGTATGCGTCAAGAGATGCCTCACAAGTTTCAGGAGCAAAGGCAAAGCGCTCAAGCCGTTGCCCCTGCGTCTAATGGACGGTCATCAAGTAAAACTGGGCGGAAAAAGACGGTGGAGTTAACACCGGGTCAAGTAGCTTTTGCTACTAAAATGAAAATACCTCTTGAGAGGTATGCAAAAGAGGTTGCAAAACTAGAGAGGAAGGTCAAATGACTGATCGCGCAAGTAGGGATTCGCAAACCCGTGAAAAAACAGCGAGAGTTGCAGATTGGCGACCACCTTCAACTTTGGAGGCACCTGAAGCCCCGGTAGGCTACAAACACCGTTGGATCCGTGAGTCCGTAATGGGCTACGATGACAAGAATAACGTACATAAGAGGCGTAGAGAAGGATGGGAGCTTGTAAGAGCGGAAGAATACCCTGATTTTGATGCCCCTGTTTTGGATGAAGGAAAAAACGCTGGCGTGATTGGCGTAGGAGGTTTGGTTTTAGCCAGAATCCCTGAAGAGATCGTGGATCAAAGAACTGCTCACTATCAAAATGTGACGCAAAATCAAATGGAAGCTGTGGATCGTGATTGGATGCGTGAAAACAATCCAAACATGCCAAAGCAAAAACCTCAACGCTCCTCTTCCGTATCCTTTGGTGGACCAAAGGGAGGGGACAGTTAGTCAAGGAGACTAGATCATGGCGAATAATGATGCCGCATTTGGCATGCGCCCTGTCAAAAGAATAGGGGGAACTCCCTATACTGGTGGGCAAAGCCGTTATCGTATCGCCGCTAACTACGGAACAGCCATTTTCCAAGGAGACATGGTTGCTCAAGTTACTGGTGGTGGAATTGAAGTTCACGCTGATGGTGGCACTGTGCCAATCGTTGGTGTGTTCAATGGATGTATGTACACTGATCCAACAACAAAGGAGCAGAAGTTTTCAAATTTCTATCCTGCAAGCACTAATGCTTCTGACATTATTGCTTTTGTCATTGATGATCCTATGGTCATTTTTGAAATTCAGTGTAATGCTGCATTCCCTGTTGCCGACTTGTTTGGCAACTTTGACATTGTTTACACTTCCGCTGGAAGCACAACAACTGGCATCTCTGGTGCAGAGTTGAATGTGTCTGACGGTGCGACAACTGCAAACTTGTCACTCAAGGTGATAGACATCTCTGAAGATCCAGAGAATAGCGATGTGTCTTCTGATGCAACGAATGTCTATTGTGTCATTCAAAATCATGTCTTCGGCCAGAAGGCCGCTGGCTTGGCATAAGGAGGCTGAAAAATGGCTATTTCTCGCGCCCAACTAGCGAAAGAGCTAGAACCCGGCCTAAACGCTCTGTTCGGAATGGAATATGATCGTTATGATGCCGAGCATGCTGAAATCTATGACACCGAAGCTTCAGATCGTGCATTTGAAGAAGAAGTGATGATCACTGGTTTTGGTAACGCAAACACTAAAACAGAGGGATCTGGAGTCGTTTTTGATTCTGCCTCTGAAGCATACACAGCACGTTATACGCATGAGACAATTGCTCTCGCATTTGCGTTGACGGAAGAAGCGATGGAAGACAACCTTTATGATCGGCTTGGCGCTCGTTACACAAAGGCTCTTGCTCGTTCAATGGCTCATACAAAGCAAGTTAAAGCTGCCGCAGTTCTTAACAATGCTTTTGATAGCAGCTTTACAGGTGGTGACGGTAAGGAGCTTTGCGCTACTGACCATCCTCTGTCTGGTGGCGGAACTTTCCGTAATGAGCCTTCAACTGCTGCTGACCTCAACGAAACTTCGCTTGAGAATGCCTTAATTGACATCTCAACATTCGTTGATGAGCGGAACATGATTATTGCGCTTCGTGGCGTAAAATTGATTGTTCCACCACAGCTTCAGTTCATTGCTGATAGGCTTCTTGAGTCAACACTTCGTCCAGGCACAGCCGACAACGATGTGAACGCTCATAGAAACATGGGCATGCTCCCAGAGGGCTATGTCGTTAACCACTTCCTGACTGATACAGATGCTTTCTTTATCAAGACGGATACACCTAACGGCTTCAAGCACTTTGAGCGCACACCAATGTCAACTGGTATGGAAGCTGACTTCGATACTGGTAACATGCGTTTCAAGGCTCGTGAGCGTTACAGCTTTGGATTTAGTGATCCTCGCGCAGTGTTCGGTTCACCGGGCGCATAACGCACAATTGTACTTGTTTGGAGAGGGCGGCAGTTGCCGCCCTTTCTTTTTTCATGTATAGTTTTTTTATCCCTGACAGATTCAAGGTGGATCTGACACTAGCCACGACAGGAGATCAAAATGGCTACAACTACTTTTACTGGACCAGTCCGTTCCGAGGGCGGTTTCCAAGTAACCAATAAAAATGGCACCACTGGTGCAATCACTCAAACAGGCTATTCTGTAAATGCAACAGGTCAGCTTATTTCTTTAGGAACCCGCAAGATTCAAACATTCGCAGTTAGTTTAGCTGATACTAATGCAGCATCAGTAACTTACACAGATGATGATGTTCTTGTTGAATTGGGTGCGTTAAATACAGATCATCCAGATGCTCTAGTGACAGCTAGTAAGTTTTTCATTCACAAAGTCGTGCTTGGAATTACAACAGCCGCTGCTAGTGATGCTAATTCTATCGCAAACTTACAGTTAAGTGCTACTTCTGGCACAGCTACAAACGCAGCCATATCTTCTGGTACAGAAATTGTAGGTGCTGGCGTTGCTTCGTTTAACCCACGCATTTCAGCTACCGACTCTGTAACTGAGATTGACATTGATCTTGATGCTACTGCTGGCACTTTTCATGTGTTTGAGCCAAATATTAGTGCAGCGATTGCAAGTAATAATTTGTACATGTGTGCAGGAGATGCTTGTGACACGGCTTTGACAGCTTTCCGTGCCACTCTTGAAATAGAATATTCTGTTTACTAGAGGGAGATTAACATGGCGGATGCTGTAACATCACAGACGCTTGTTGATGGTGAAAAAACTGCTGTATTGAAGTTCACCAACATTTCTGATGGCTCTGGAGAAAGTGCTGTTAAAAAAGTAGATGTATCTGCTTTATCTAACAATGCCGTAGGCCAAGCTTGCGCTAGAGCGACTATAGAAAAGATTTGGTGGCAGTGTAATGGCATGAAGGTCAAAATTTTATTTGATGCTTCAACTGATGATTTTTGTATTGAGTTAGGTGAAAATCAAAGTGGTCATCACGATTACACCAGTTTTGGTGGTTTGACTAATCCAGCTAGTTCTGGTGTTACAGGTGACATCATGTTCACGACTGTAGGTCATTCTTCTGCTGATACATACACCATTATTATGCAAGTAAGAAAGAGCTATTAAAATGGCTCGTGCGAGGGATAAACAACCTCCTAAAACAAAAAAGTATTTCCGCTCCACTAAATCTGGAGCGGGAATGACCAAAGCTGGTGTTGCTCGATATAGACGAGAGAACCCAGGGAGCAAGTTAAAAACGGCTGTTACTGGAAAAGTTAAAAAAGGCAGTAAAGCTGCGAAAAGACGTAAGTCATTTTGCGCTAGATCCGCTGGTCAAATGAAGAAGTTTCCAAAAGCGGCAAAGAATCCAAATTCACGTTTGCGTCAGGCAAGGAGAAGGTGGAAATGTTAAGTGCTAACTTCATTGCAGGAACGATCTTTGTTGCTTTTATAGGTGCATGTGTGACTGGTCTTACATGGATTTCCTCAACTCTTATTACAGTTGATAAAAACGTAGCTGTTATGGCGGCAAAAATTGATGCTAATAATGAAAAGATAGATCAGCTTCATGACATGATCAGACCCATGTGGGAAGATTTTACAGGGAGAACATATGATGGCAATCTCGCGCAGTTCAATTCCCAAACAAATTTCAAACCCACCGTCAAAAAGGAGTTCTAAGGTGCCAAAAGACGCTTGTTATAGAAAGGTAAAAGCCCGATACAGGGTTTTTCCAAGCGCTTATGCTTCAGGCGCTATCGCAAAATGCAGAAAGGTTGGTGCCGCTAATTATGGCACTGGCGGCAAGAAGAAAAAAGCCAAGAAAAAAGCTCTTGGTGGTGCAGTTACAATGAATAATGGAGGGGCAGTTACAAGGGCAAAACGGCCTTCTAGCAATCCAAATGTTGCTAGAGGTTGCGGTGTTGTCATGAGTAACAAAAGAAAAGCAACTAAATACTCGTAGGAAAAAATGGAACCAATTTCGACTGCTCTAGCAGGATTCGCATTATTTAAAAGTGCAGTCGATGGCATTAAGAGTGTCATTGGAACGGCTAATGATGTATCTGAAATCGCTGGATATATTGATCACCTTTTTGAAGGCGAAAAGCAGGTTCAGCAAAAACGTAACAAAAAGTCTGGTGTAGGAGTAGGGGATCAGTTTGGAGTAGGCAATGTTGCCAGAGAGATTATAGATGCTAAATTAGCTCAAGAGCAAATGCAGGAAATAGCTACTATGGTGGACATGCGTTTTGGTCATGGAACCTGGAGAAGTATAGTGGATGAGAGAGCAAAACGTATTCAGGAGGCCAGAGAGCAAGCTGCTATAGCTAGAAGGGAGCAAATGAGAAAAGCGCGAGAGACAGAAGAAAATGTAAAAACTGCGCTTTTAATTGTAGGAGTAATTATAGTTTCAGCAGGTTTGTTTTTTTTAATGATGATTTCTATTGCAAAAGGGGCAAGGTAGTAGATGGCGGTGAGGAAAACCAAAAGTGGGTTGGCACTCAAGAGATGGTTTAAGGAAGACTGGAAGGACGTTTCCACGGGGAAACCGTGTGGGCGTCGCAAAGGTGAAAAACGGGGTACTCCATATTGCCGCCCCACCAAACGTGTCTCTTCTAAAACCCCAAAAACCACCAAAGAAATGACAGCCGCTGAAAAGCGCAGTAGGGTATCGCAAAAAAAGAGGCTTGGGCAACCAGCGGGTAAGCCAAGAAGGGTGAAGTCATTAAAGAGAAGAAAGAAATCCTAAAGTTAATTGAAGACTGGGTTATGAATGATTTAAGTGTGGTAGACCCTGATCTGGGTTTTGCTCCTTGTCCTTATGCAAAAAAAGCATTTAAGGAAGAAAAATTAAAAGTAGTTGAATGCGTTAGTAGGCAAGATTTATGGGAAACTATAGCGGCACAATGCAAGAATTTTAGTGATAAGCATTCAATTATAATATGTTTAGAAGAGGAGCCATCACAGACATATGAAGAAGTTGAAGCAGCTTGTATTGCGATGAATGAATGGTTTGCTTACAATAAAATGGATGTTTGGCTGCTTGCTTTTCAAACTAATTTTACGATGGTATTCATACAAAGATTGTCAGAATTAGATGATGCTAGTCAAAAGCTGGAAAAAGTGGGATACTATGAAAACTATGATCCTCAAGATTATGTGAATTTGATTTTAAACCGTAGATATAGGAGACATGAAAATGCCAGGTGCAAAAAAACAAGCTAGACGTATGCGTGGCGGTGGTGCAACAGCCCCCAAAAAAATGATGGGTGGAGGTGCTGCTAAAAAAGCTAGAAAAATGCGTGGTGGTGGAAAAGTTGCTCCTAAGAAGATGATGGGCGGCGGTGCAGCCAAACAAGTTTCTCCTCGCAAAGCTATGGCTATGGGCATGATGAATGGAGGCAAGGTAAAGCCTAAAGGAATGAAGGGCGGTGGTGCCGCTAAAAAAGCAGCTAAGAAGAAGAAGAAGTAATGGCTGTTTCTGGGTCAACTGATTTTGAGCTAGATGTAAGTGATTACATTGAGGAAGCTTTTGAGCGTTGTGGCTTAGAGGTCAAAACAGGTTATGACCTAAAAACTGCAAAGCGTTCTTTGAATTTGATGTTTGCTGATTGGGCTAATCGCGGTTTAAATCAATGGACTATAGCTCAAAGAACGCAAGCATTAACATCAGGAACATCAAGTTATAATCTTGATGCGGACGTTATAGATGTTTTGTCAATGGTGGTGAGGCGCAGTGGATCTGATCTATCCATGAGTCGAATAAGCAGAGACACTTACCTTTCTATTAATTCAAAAACCACTGAGGCTAGGCCATCTCAATTTTTTGTTGATAGGCAAATTACACCTGCAATAAAAATATGGCCTACTCCTGAAAACAGCACAGATGTACTGGTTTATGACTGTTTAACAAGGATTGATGATGCTGATACTTTTACCAATACGGTAGAAGTGCCTTTTCGTTTTTACCCGTGTTTAGCGGCTGGGTTGGCTTATTACCTTGCAATTAAGAAAGCCCCAGACAGAATACAGTTGTTAAAAACAATATATGATGAGGAGTTTGATAAGGCTCAAGCAGAAGATCGTGATAGAGCTTCGTTCAGTGTGAGTCCTAATCTGCAATTTTACAGGATAGCGTAATGAGTAAATTTGCTGTTGGAAAAGATGCTTATGGCATTTCTGATAGATCTGGTTTCAGGTATCGTTTGCGTGATATGCGTAAAGAATGGAACGGTTTACTTGTTGGAAAAGACGAATGGGAGGAGAAGCATCCACAAATACAGCCTGTCCGCCGTGCAATAGATGCTGAAGCGTTAAGGGATCCAAGACCAGACACAAATAATATAATTAGTGTTACGGTATCTTTTCCAATATTTAATTTAACAACATTGTTGTATCAATCAAGAGCGCCACAAGCGCAAGGCGTTGTAGGCACAGTTACAGTGAGCGTATCATGAGTTATACATACACAACATTAAAAACCGCTATTCAAGACTGGACAGAAAACACTGAATCTACGTTTAAAAACAATTTAAGTGTTTTTATTGATAATGCAGAAGAGAAAATTCTTAAAGAAGTTGATTTAGATTATTTTCGTAAAAATGTTACTGGAACAACTACCTCTGGCAATCAATTTCTAGCGGTGCCAACTGATTATTTAGCTTCTTTTAGTTTAAGCATGACTAATTCTGGCACTAAAGAATTTTTGTTACTAAAAGATGTTAATTTCATACAAGAGTTTAATCCTACAGGAGCAACTGGTTTTCCAAAATATTATGCTCTTTACGATTTCCAAAACTTTATTCTTGCACCAGTCCCTAATGCAGCTATTTCGTCTGAATTACATTATTTTTACAGACCAGACAGTTTAACAGTAAGCACATTTACACTTACTGTTAGTAGTGTTAGCGGAACATTTGTTGCTGGTGAAACAATTACTGGAGGCACCAGCGGCACAAGCACAACTGTAAACTCAGTGCCAAGTGGCACCACTATGATTATTGTTATACCAAGTAATGATTTAACAGTTGGTGAGACTGTTACAGGGGGGACAAGCGGAGCCACAGGAACTGTTGTTTCTACAAGCGCAGACACAACTACGACTTGGTTGAGCGAAAACGCTCCTAATACGTTGTTATATGGCTCTTTGATTGAAGCATATACCTTCATGAAAGGTGAGACTGATATGCTTCAACTTTACATCGCCAGATACACTGAATCCATTGGCAGATTGAAAAACTATGCTAGTGGTGTTGAAAATACAGACGCATATCGTGAAGGGTTAGTAAGGGCAAACAAAACATGAAAATAGCCATTGTTGGGCTTGGTGGCAGCTACGCTGATTACATATCTGCGCGTATTGCCTCTCAAGATTTTGATGAGGTGTGGGGTATAAATTGCATAGGTGCAATACTTCATGTTGATAGAACATTCATGATGGATCCTGTGTCTCGATTTATAGACACAGAAAACGCAGGATCTCAAACTGGTGTGGCGCGGGAGTTTCTTGCAAAGAATGCAGCACCAATTTACTCCTGTATTGAGCATAAAAATTATCCATCCATAGAGCTATATCCATTAGAAAAAGTGGTGAAAGATACAGGCATTTGTTATTTTAACAATACAGTTGCATACGCTATTGCTTACGCTGTATGGAAAAAAGTTAAAAAAATTTGTTTGTATGGAATAGATTTTACATACAAAAATGTGAATATGGCTGAGTCAGGCAGAGCCTGTGTTGAGTTTTGGTGTGCTACAGCTATAGCTAAAGGAATAAAAATAGAGGTGGCTCATCGCTCAGGTTTGCTGGATACAAATGTTCCAGATAACGAAAAACTGTATGGTTATCACAGATTAGACGATCCTTTGATTCAAACAGTTCAAGAGGGTAATCTTTTAATTACAAAACAATCACAATTTGATCCTCCAGAGCCAGTTGATGGCGCTTTGGGGGAATCTGAACCTATAATATTTGGAAGGCATGATCATGTTTGAAGTTAATGTTGGATCAGTGGGATCAGTTAATGTTGTTTCGTCTGATAACGGTGGCTTATCCAACGATCAAATAGCTGATATGGCAGCAAATAAAATAATGTATATTTCTGATGAGGCTCCTGAACCCATACGATTGCAAGCAGAGGCATTCAAAGATAGAGTAAGAAATTTAGTGCAATATTATGTAGAGTTGGCTAGAAGAGAAGAACGTGCTACTATCTGTGCGAAGGTCCGTGAGGCGGGTCAACATCAACTAGCTGACGCTATAGGGAGACTGTAATGGCAATAGCACAAGCAATGTGTACCGCATTCAAGCAAGAATTGATGTTGGGTACGCACAATTTCGCAACAAACGGTAACGCTTTTAAGCTTGCTTTGTACGCAGAAAGCAGCGGTGGAAAGTCAAGCACCACTGCAACTTTAGGTGCTGCTACCACGGCTTTTACTACAACAGGTGAAGTGGCCTCTAGCGGTACATACGCAACAGGAGGTGGCACACTTACTAAAGTGGCTCCAACAACATCTGGAACCACAGCGTTCACTGATTTTTCTGATCTTAGTTTTACTACAGCAACCATCACAGCAATGGGTGCTTTGATTTATAATAGCACTAACAGTAATAAAGCTGTCGCGGTGCTAGACTTTTCTTCAAACAAAACGTCTACGTCTGGCACATTCACTATTCAGTTTCCAACAGCAGACGCTAGTAACGCTATCATACGCATAGCGTAGTGAGTTAACCGTGGCTAATGTAACGGGTTGGGGTCGAGGCACCTGGGGCCAAGGAGCTTGGAACCAAGCCATACCCGTTATTGTCACTGGTGTTTCCGCTACAGGATCTGTAGGAAATGCCACCGCAATACCCTCAATAGAAGTTAATGTTACTACAGTAGTCGGCACAGGCGCTACTGGGTCTGTTACGGTTACAGGCACAGGTCTCATATCGCCCACAGGTGTTGTTGGCACAAGTGCCGTAGGTGATGAAACAACTAACTGTTCTGCAAATGTTGCGGGTGTTGGCGTTACAGCCACTGTCAGCTTTGGTGATGAGTCAGTTGCAGCAGGTGCGAAGGTCACAGCCACAGGCAATGTAGGCACTAGCGCATTAGGCACATCCACACAAATAGGAACTTCTGTTCTGTCTGTAACAGGAAATGTTGCAACCAGTGCATTAGGAACAGCAACACAAAACACCAAGTACCCAGTTACGGGGGTTACAGCCACAGGAAATAGTGGTATAGTTCTCGTGTACACGGATATAATTTCAACTCAGAACCCAAATTGGGTGTCTGTGAGTGGAGTTTCTACAACTTGGACGCAGACAACTCCATCTCAAACTCCAAATTGGACCGATATAGCGGCGTAGGAGCAATATATGGCTAGTTCGTTTAGTACAAACCTTGGCATAGAAAAGCCAGCCACGGGCGAACTGTCTGGTAGTTGGGGTGATGTTACAAACTTTAACTTTGATATATTTGACAGGGTTTTGGGTGCATCAGACTTAACTGCTTCAAACCTCACAACCACCCTTACAATAAGAGCGGCTTCTCCTACGTCTGGACAAAGCAACGTGCAGACTGGAATGTTTGCGGTTATCAATCTTAAAGACAGCGGATCTGATCTAGGCGGCGTAAATGTCGTGACTATTGCGCCAAATACCGCTACTAAGTTCTTTATTATTAAAAATTCTTTGACTGGTAGCAGGGCAGCTACCATAAAACAAGGAACAGGAGCCACAGTGTCGATACCAAATGGAACAACTGACATTGTGTTTTGTGACGGGGCTGGGTCTGGAGCCGCTGTTACTGGGGTCGGAGCCTCACTGAATTTAGCAGATAACACAGAGGTTGCTGGCACAGCGACCGCATTAGCAATCGCGCTTGGTTGATAGGAGTATAAGATGGCAAATGATGCTCAAGTGACAATGCAAGTGACAGTTTTGCCAGATGAGATCGCAAAGACTTTTTCGGCAAGCATGACTGTTACCCCTGATGATGCCAACGATAAGTGGTATTACAAAAAGACTAGCGTATCTAACTCTAGCACAGATTTAATTGCTGGAAACTTTCTTGATTATACAGCCGTTGATGACGACACTGCACCAACTGCTGTAGCTACAGGAGATAAAGTAAAGTTCTTGTTTATCAAAAATGTAGATACCAACAGTCGTAGCATTTATATAGTTTTGGATGCTGG